TCCTTTCTTATATTCCCGGAAGAATCAGATCAGGCCTTTTCCGGTCCTGAACCTGCTTCCAAAACTTTCTTTCTGAAGATTCCAAAAACTTAATATCTTCTTCAACCTCTGTTCTTTCGATCTTGTAATGCTTCGTTTGCAAATAGATTTCACCATTGAATTCCGACTTCAACTGTGCCTTCAGGACCGCAAAATCAAATTCTGTCACCATGAAATAATGCAGCAACTGTATGTAGTAGTTATCCGGGATCCTGTGATTCCACTTTTCCTTCTGCATGGATTGCAGTATGTTGGTTGTTTTACATTCCCAAATGCCTTTCCTTCCATCCTGATCAATCAACCATCCATCCAAGGAAGCATGTGCGAATGGAAATCTGTCATTCAGCCACATGTTGTTTTCCTCATAGAAAACCTGATATTCCGGGAAATCCAATTTGAACAGTTCCCGAAGATGCTGTTCTGCGTTTGTGCCATACTTCACATAAGGTTGTTCAGAAATATCTTCCGGAACCAATTGCCCGGTTTTTATCTGCCACAATTCAATGTTTGTCCGGTATGGATTCATCCCAATGATTGCAGAAGCATCAGATCCACCAATCCGATCCCTGTTCTTTAACCATTCTTCCCGGTCTTTCAATACAATCATTTCAACCATGCTGACACCACCTATTCATAAGGAACACCGATATAATCAAGGACTTTACCAAGTCCAAGGCCTTCTTTCGATGGCTGCCATTTACCATCCACCATTTCACCACCATTGATGCAATATTCATATTGCCGGGGATGTGTTTCTTTCAGCCTTTGGAATCTATTCGGTTCCTTCTCCAAGTGACATCCAAACATGCAGAAGATGCATCCAGTTCTGTCGCAACCTGTGGTTTTCAACCTGTCTTCCTGTGTGTGGCATCCAAGATAATCAATCATGTTCATCTGACCTTCAAGAATGTTGTCACCATCCACCTTTTCATCAATCACAATGTCACCGTATACAGAACAATATGGAATTTCGTATTTTTTGAAATAGTGCAAAATATCCTGTTCAGTCCAAAATGACAAAGGCTGTGATTTTGGTTCTTTTGAATTAAAAGCATTGCAACCATTTTTTATCCAGTTGTTTCTTCTTTGTAGACTTTCACTTGCAAGCGTTCCAACAATTGCTTTTCTTCCTGTTTCTTTTTGATACTGTTTTAATGGTTTTTTCTTCATAACATCACAACAGTTTGATGAAATAGGTATTCCGCTATCAACAAGAAATTCCCACTTTTCACAGTTGAATATTGAAGGTTTTCCTTCTTCGTTTTTAATTGCTCCCTGCAAATATCCGTATGTCTTACAATCTTTCCCTTGCCTTTGCACAACTCCAATGATATGTGCCACATTCTTATTGACAACAGGATAACCATACTTTTTCACCACTTCATCAAATCGCATTTCCGGTCTGATAATCTCAACATCCGAATTGAAGCAATCATATTTCCCTGATTGAATATCCTTTGCAAACTTCTGAATCTCCGGATATTCAAGTCCGGTGTTTACAAATACCGCAGGAACATCCGAATACATTCCATCAACAATGTGCTTCAGAACCGTTGAATCCTTGCCACCGGAGAAGCTGACATAAACCTGTCCATCCCAATGTTCATACCATATCCGGATCCGCTGTTGTGTCATTCTGATCTTTGCTTCTAATGGAAGACTTTGCATCTGTGCCAAATCCCACGGCTGATGTTTATTCATACGGATTCACTTCCCTTCGATACGAAGAAAGACAGTCATCACAGATCCATTCATCATTGATATACACTGCATCTTCCTGTTGGATCGGTTGATCACATTCGCAGCACCTTGGCAGCTTGTCCAACAAAGCTTCCTGCTCTGCATCATGCCTAGCAAAACAAAGATAGTTATCAAGAATCGAACTGTTCATAGTGTTCCAACCCCTTCCCACCGATCAGCAGAAGGACCGCACCAACAACCACCATCACAACCGGAACCTTCAATGATGCACTGTCCATCCCGGCAGCACCGATCATCAATGAAATAAGGCCAACTGCTGAAACAATCCAAAATAATTTCTTCATGCGTTTTTCTCCTTTCTTCTTACAATCCCGGCAACCTTTCCATCATTCACGATGACTTCCCAACCTTCAAGATACGCTTTTACTGCTTCTTCGAGTGTCATTGCCATCTTCTCTTGCCTGCCTTTCTGCAATTTTCATGATTTGTTCAATGATATCTTTTGGAATAATTACATCTGACATGTCTTCAACGACTGTTCCATCTTTCCTGATGTTTATTACTGCCATATCACCACTCCATCTTTCTTGTGTCTAAATTAGACACCTTTACGCAAAAAAAATACTTTCCACCTGCTCCATTGTAAGACCGTACTTCTCTTTGATCTTTGCAATCTCTCCCTGCTTGAATTCAGTTCCGTTTTCATTGATTTTATTGGAAACACTGACTTCTGATATTTTAAGAAAGTCTGCAAGATCCTTGTTCGTGTCACCATGTAAAACCATGATACTTCTTAATAAAGCACTATTCATTGTAGTTCACCTCGCTTTCACCACTATATTCTGTGTTGTGTCTGATTAAGACACTTTTACTATATTACAATAATTTTTATTTGTCAATAGGCTTTCTTGTATTTTCAGTAAAAAATATTTGATTTTTAGGAAACAAAGGTGTATTATTAAGATACATCATGAAAAGGTGGTGAAAATAATGGAAATCGGTCAAAAGATAAAGGAAGCAAGAATTGCAAAAGGATTGACACAAGAAGAACTTGGAAACATTGTTGGTGTTCAGAAGTCTGCTATCGCAAAATATGAAAGTGGTAGAGTTGTGAACATAAAAAGAAGCATGTTAAGAAAACTTGCAGATGCTTTGGGAATCAGACCTTCAGAATTGATCTTTGAATCAAACCCTGTTGAAACTGCCGAACTACACGCAAGGATTCTTTTGGACCATGCTTTAATGGATATGATTGAAGAATTTCTAAATCTTGATAAAAACAATCAGGAAATAGTGCGGAATCTAATTCACAGTCTTGGAAAGAAGTGATCAGATTCCAAATAACTTCTTTATCAGGTTTAAGATATATATGACTTGATCTTCATTTAGTGTTTCGATCAGTTCAATCAATTGGGATTTGTTGTCTTTCATGGTGAATGCTCCTTTCAAAATGAGAACAACTGTTCCTATTCACTAATTTACAACGTACTTTTGTTGCAAATAAAAAATAAATGTGAATTATATGTGACAGTATAGCACCGGAAAAGTAAAAAAAATGTAGAAAAAGAGGATTGGACATGGGAAATTTACAAAAATTGGCAAATGCATATCATCAGGATCCGGAAACACGAATAATCAAGAAAAGGGTGTTTGCATATATCCGTGTTTCTACTTTGGAACAGGCAGAAGAAGGCTATTCCCTTGGTGAACAGGAAGAAAGACTGAAGAAATATTGTGAAGCTTATGAATATCAGCTTGTGAAGGTGTATGTTGATCCGGGATATTCAGGTGGCAACATGGACAGACCTGCCCTGAAGGAAATGATTTCAGAAATAGAAAGAGGAATGGCAGACATTGTTCTTGTTGATAAATTGGACCGACTTTCAAGAAGTCAGTTTGACACACTATATCTGATTCAGAAGGTGTTCAATGAAAATGATGTTGCCTTCGTTTCAAGAGCAGAAGCATTCGACACATCAACACCCTTCGGCCGTGCAATGGTCGGGATCCTTGCTGTGTTCGCTGAACTTGAAAGGGAAAGAATCAAGGAACGAATGAAGGAAGGAAAAGCAGGCCGGGCAAAAGAAGGAAAATATCGTGGTGGTGCCTATTACCCTACCGGATATGACTATGATGAAGAAACAGGTTATCTTGTTGTGAATGAATATGATGCCATGCAGGTCCAAGAAGTATTCAAACTGTTCAATCAAAGAACACCGATTTACACAATCATGACCATGATGAATGATCGGGGATTCAAAACTTCCATCGGCAAAGGCAAGGGAAAAGGTGCATGGAATGAAACAAGGATCCGGAAGATGCTTGAAAATCAGACATACATCGGCAAGTTGAAACATCTTGGGGAATGGGTGGAAGGTGGCCATGATCCGATCATTGACATGAAAACATTCGCCAAAGCACAGGAAATATTGGCAGAAAGAGAAATTGCCAACGAACACATGAAGCAAGGCAGACGGTACAAAGCACCCCTTGGCGGCCTTCTGTGGTGTTCTTGCTGCGGATCTCGTTACCATTACAGATCAGGTGGCAAAAACAAGGATGGTTCCGTCCGTGCATACTATATCTGTTATTCAAGGGAAAAAAGCAATCCTGATATGATAAAGGATCCGAATTGCAAAAATAAAACATACCGGGATCACGCACTTGAAAAGATGGTTTTCGGTGAAGTCTTCAAGCTGAAAACGGATCCGGAATACATTGACAAGATTCACACTTCTGTTGATGAATCGGAAAAGAAAAAGCTTGTCGAAAATAATATTGAATATATCAAGAAGCAGATTTCAAATCTGATGGACTTGTATTCTATCGGTTCAATTCCTATGGAAGAAATCAAGGCAAAGATCGAACCACTGAATGCTGAAAGGTCCAAGCTTGAAAGCACCCTTGAAAGAATCAAACAAAACACGTTCAAAAAGGAAAAGCAGGAAGTGTTCAACATGGTTGATGAATTCAAAACTGCCCTTGCTGAAAATAATTCATTCATGGTCAATGTCATGCTGAATGAACTGATTGAAAAAATCATCATTGATGATGGGGATGTCTTAATTCATTGGAATTTCTAGCTTTTCAGGCTAGTTTCCAATGAAAAAAATTTATAATATTTTCGTTACAAGTCCTTTGCATGGTTTTAACCATCCTTGTGACTTGTAACGGATTTCAGAAAGGAAGCCGATACAAATGAAGATCAGAATCGAAGATGGGAAAACAATTATTTCAACAGGTGTCAAAGCGGATGCCATCAAAAACAAAACAGGTGTGCAAGGTTTGACATATCGTGAAGAATCGAACACATACACACTTGCAATCGTCCATAATGGCAAAAAATACCATATTGGAAATTATAGCACAATAGAGGAAGGAAAATCAATGAGAAAAAAGGCAGATGAATATATCGAAAACGGAACCTTCCTTCAATGGGTGAATGACCTGCCGACAAAAAGAGTGCTGAACAAACATGGTGTGAAGGGATTGCATAAAAAGGGAAGTGTGTATCAGCTGAATATCTCATACAAAAAGAAGAAATACTTCTTGGGATCCTTTATGTTCCCGGAAGATGCAAAGATTGTCCGGGAAGAAGCTGTGAAGCACATAAACGAAGGAACATTCCTTGAATGGATTGCTGCAAGAAAAATGATCAAAGGAACCGAAAAACAATGAAAAGAAAGCTTTCAGTCATTGCAGCCTATATTGAATTCTATGTCATGGGAATCATTGATCAGGAAGAATATGAAACAAGAAGATTTGGAAAATAGACATTTTAAAGGGTGGATCACTCCACCCTTTGTTTTTACTTAATACCGAATAACTTTCCAACCTTTGCCCTTCTGCCGCTTTTGGTTGTCGGGATCCCTGTTGCCTTTGCAATGCTTCTTTTTACCTTGGTGACACCTGTCGCACGTTTCCAACTAAAGGACAACCCCGGAATGCCTTTCTTCTTTGCCATACGCAACAACTCCTTCTCTTGTAAAATTTGGTAGTTTAATTATATTACTATAATACTTGGAAGGATAGTCTGAACATTTATTCGGCAAAAAGAAAAAGGACAGGGAATATCCCTGCCCTTCTCATGCCCCTGTGACCTCATAGGATGGCCATACAGCCACTTTCTAGGTCAAGGCTTTATAAGTGTACCCTTCTTTAATTTTGCAAGCATGGTGGTGTTCTGTGAAGCTGTTCCGACATACCCGGTGATTCCGTTTGCCTGTGCAATGGTCTTCCGGTACGCAAATGAACTGGATTCACCGATGGTGATCAAGGCATCCACGATGCTTCCGGATGTTCCTATGTACTTCTTGAAATACTCTTTTGCTGCTTCATAGGTGATGTCATTCAGCAGGAACCAATGTGTCCAATCCCTTTTTGCAATCTTGGTCCTTACAACACCATAAGCGGATCCCCTTGCTTCGATTGCATAACCATTGCCAACATAGATTCCGATGTGTCCTTTTCTCCAAACAGCTGCCCCAACAGGTGCATTTTCAACCGTACTGATCGGATGCACAACCTTTGCTTCTGCCTTGAACATGGAAGATGACTTTTCCTTCCCGGTGTACCATGAAATCAATCCGGAACAGTCAGTGCATACCTTTCCAACCTTCTTGACATCAGAATCCCATACCAAAGAACCATAGGTCTTTTTCAGCCAATTATATTTTGCCCTTGTCATGACAGCACCCTTCATTCCGTACACATAAGGTGTGCCGATCTTTGATGCTGCAAAATCAATCAATCCCTTGTTGGTTTTCATAGAAATCACCCTTTCAAATTATTCCTTTGTGGCCTGTGTGCCAAAATAGAAACCGATAATCATCAGGAATGCCGTGTTCACTTCTTCCGGAATGCTCCCTTTATAAGCAAGCAACGAAAACAAAACCGTGATGATTAAAGTCACCAAAGATTTGATGGTCAACAGTTTCGAAAGTCGATTCACAAGTTCTTTCACGTTTTCTTTCATCTTTTTTTATCCTTTCTTCTCTAAATCTGCCAATCTGTGATTGATCACCTTGATCTGTTCTTCCACAACAGGCATTCTTCGTGCAAAATTGTTGTGTTCCCTGACTTCCCTTTTCAGTTCATCAATCTTGCAATCTGTGACTGCCTGTGCTGTTGTTAATTGGTTCTCAATCTTTCTGTTACTGTTGTTGTTGGTGATAATTACACCAACCAAAGAAAGGACACCAACAACGACTGATGCCCCGGCTGCAATTAATGCTGCTCCCATGTTTCTTTGTTCCTTCCTTTCTTTTGTTTTTTATATTAAAAAGGCCACCTTGTTGAAAGGTGGATTTCTAATATCTCATTGCCATTCGGACCATGTTCCGCTGAAGTTAAATCTAAAATATATTTTTGTGTTCTTGTTGTAAGGAACCGCAATCTGCGCTCTGTTTCCTGTCCTGTTTTGGTAGAAAAATGTCATAATGTAATAGAACCCACCCCCCGGTGGTGTTTTGTATTCAGTCAGTATCAGGTGATCTTGCGTAGTGTCAGGATCCGCTTGACCATCACCTTGATAGAATGCAAGGCCGTTCCTCACTATGACATTCGTTCTGTCGTATATTTCCATGTTCACTTCCAAGGCACTTTTTTCCGACACCTTCCCGAATGCAACACCTTTCCCGGATGAATGAAAATCCATCAGTGTGTATGCCGTACCAATCTGAACAGTCTTTTCCGCTGTCGTGAAGAAATCGGAAATGACAAGCCTGATGTCAAAGGCATAATCACCCGACAGGATCCCGGATGTTGAAAGATAGCTGCTGTTGTATGCATAAACAGTTCCGGATGTCAAGGTGGCCCATTCTGAAGCTGATTGCCGCTTGTATTGCAAGGACCATGCCCGGCTGTTCTTGCTGTTCACAGAAGCAATGCTGAAATTGATGTTGGCCTTCAGATAGGTTCCTTCATCGTTTTCAACACCGCTTGCATCGGTTCTGCTGCATGTGAATGATGTGATTGTCGGTGGTGTATACGCAAGGACTGTGATTGTCTGTGTTGATGTTGCTGTTCTTCCTCTGCTGTCCGTCACCGTCACAACCACACTTTTTGTTCCTGCTGTTGTCAGGATTCCGGATGTGATTGATTGTCCATAGAATGTCGCACCGTCAACTGTGACTTTGTATGAACTGATACTACTGTAATAAACACCGGAAGCAGCCACAGAAACCTTCACAGTGCTTTTCCCTTGGACATATCCCCCGAACTGTGCTGCAATGCCTTCTGTGCCTTCTGACACGCTCACAGATGATATTGTTGGAACCACAGATGCAGGAACCGTTGCTGTGAAATAAATCTCTTTTGAACCAATCAATGTATTCCCTGAATATGTATGGCAAATGATGCTTCCATAGCCTGTTGTTCCGTTTGGAACATCAAGGCAAAACTGCATTGGAACCGTCCATGAATACGATGTATCAACACCCTGTGCAATGATTCCTGATTGATACCCGAAAACATACTCCAATATATGTTTGAACCCACTTGATGCCCTTGGTGTGCTGATCGTCACAGCCGAACCAATTTCAAACGTATATGCAGACAGTGTTGGTGTTGTTGCCCTTGCAATCGTGTTGAATGTTCCGGTTCCGGATGTTGAAACAGATCCATAATATGTTCCGGACAACGTGACAGCAATCCCGGCAGAACACGAAAAAGAACAGGTCTTTGTTCCATCAGCATTGTGTGGAACAGTCACTGTTCTTGTGTGAATCGTCTTTGTTTGGTTCCCGGTCAGGGAAGTATTGAATGTGAATGCATAGGATGTTCCATTGATGGAAAGTGATCCGCTTTTTGTTACACCTGAATTGATTGTCCAAGATGATCCGGTGGAAACAAGCTGCACATTCACTGCCACAGTGGATGTGTTGTCTGCAACGGATTGTGAAGTCACTGACCATGCAATCTGTATCTTATATCCAAGAAATGCAGAACTGATTGTTCCTGAAGATGCCATGTCATACACCTACTTTCTTGAATGACAGGTTTCCGTTCGCTCTTGGTGTGAAAGCAAAGTTTCCAAGCCGCAAGCTGTTGGTGAACTCACCATCCACCACATACAGTTTGTTGTTGCTTAGATATGCCACTTCTGCACCGTTCTGAATGAAAGAAATCCGGTCATTCCTGATTTGCAGTTCCAGTTCATTGCCGATTTCTCCAAGATGGATCCTTCCGTCAATGAATCGTATGTACTTCTTGATCTGTTCAAATTCAGCATCAGTTCCGTTCACTATGCCTTCAAGTTCTGCATTGAACTGATTGAACCTGATCACAACATCTTCATTTGTCTGTTCGATCTGTGTCGATACTTCCGACACAAGCCTTTCTGCATCCTGCTTCAAATAATACTGCTCTGAAACTGTCGAAAGCACCGAATCCTGCGACTTTGCAATCTCGGTGAATGCATTGCTTGCCAATTCGACAATATCACTTGCATTCCGGTCCGCACTGCTTGCCGCATCGTTTGCTGCTGTTTCCGCATTCACTGCCTTGTTATAGGCCGCCTTTGCAGCTTCAAATGCCGTTGATATAGAAACCTCGGTATATTCAAAGGTTCCATCGGAAAACACATTGCAATCAACCACATACAATGTTTCTGTTTTTGTGGGATCATATGTCGGTTCCGTATCATCCCATGCTGAAGAAGGTGGAAATGTTGTTGGTTTGGAAGGTGCAGTCAAGGTTGATGATTGTTTCAAATAGAATTTCCAAACCGCTTGAACATCCACAATGGCCGAAAGTGTGACTGCTGCACTTGCTTTGACTGCCATGTTCTAACCTTCCAATTGTGCAGTATAGGTTGCCTTGTTCGCAACATCACCTGCATCAATTGTCAGCGTTGTTCCGGATGCCACAGATGTTGTTCCACCGTCCTTGTACCATTTCACAGTTCCAAGTGCCGCAATCTGTGTGCTGTTCAATTCTGCCCCTGCCTTATAGACATGTGCAGTCAGCGTTGTTTCGATTGCAGAATTCTTGAAAATGGTGCCATTGGAAGAAGTGATCGTCATGGTGATTGCATCCGCACCGTTTGCCCCATTGGATCCGCTTCTTCCCACACTGTATGAAGTGGTTGTTGCATTGTCGGTGTATGTGATGACCGTCCGTGTCCATAAGAACTGCCCGGCATTGACCGAAGGAACCGTGTCACTCCATGTTCCTGTTGGAACCGTTGTTCCGTTTGAAGCAGCCTGATATTTGATTTCTGTGGACTTGATGCCCTTTCCTGAAGATCCGGTTGCACCTGTGAAAGCAATGGAAAATGCAAATTCCTTGTTGATCACAATGTCACCGACATGGACCGGGATCTTCACAACTCCATTTGAAGTGACTGCTGTTGTCACCGCAATTGTCAGTGTCGGTGCTGTTGTGTCATTGTCCTTCGTGACTGTCACTCCCGATGGTGCCACAATCTCCGACAAAACAACGGAAGCTGCAAGCTGTTCTGCACCTCTCATTGCAATGACCTGTGTTGTCGTGCTTCCTGCCTTGGCTGCCGTTGTCGTGCCTGCAAAGGTGTATGCATCACTTGTGAGAATGACTGAATATGCATCAGTAACATCAACAATAGAAATCTGATCTGAAATTTTAACTGCCATAATGATTTCCCCCTTGGATTCAAATAATCAATTTACACATGAATGTTGCCTTCGTGTCCACATCCGCAGGTGTGAGATCCAAGGAAAAACCATGATCCCGGATTCTGCTATCACTTGCAGAAATCACACCGAATGTGCTTTCATCCATACGCTGCCATGACCATTCCAAATATGCAGATGCACCAAATGATTCAGTCAGTTCAGCTTTGTTCGTTATTCGATTTTCTCCAAAGTAAATCACAACAGTCAATGTTGTTGTTATCTGATTGTTTTTGAACACTGTTCCCCTTGATGAATCAATCCGCAGGACCGCAGCATCCTTTCCGTCCTTCCCATCCCGGACAGTGACATTGAATGCACTGACCGTCTTTGCAGTGAATGATTCCACGATGCCACCAAGGACCAATTTGTTTGCAGCAGGTTCAAGCAGATCAATTGACAGCTTCCTGACCAACAGATTCTGATTGATTCCGTGCGGATTGCTTGTCACATTCACATATGTTCCCACATGGAAAGATGTCACCGTCTTATCAATTGCCGCAAGATCGGCTGCTGAAAGTTCGATGATTTCCGGTGTATTGACAAGTGAAGCAAGATGTGCTTTCGCCTTCCGCAGAAGGTTTGAAGCAATTGTGACATCATCCCATATATTTGTTGCAAATATCATGCCATACTCTTTGACCGCATCTTCATCGAAGATATAGTCAAGGCCATCATTCACAGATTCGATTGTCAGTCTTTCTTCGGATCCTTCAAGCTTCGCACCAAGTGGAATCAGTGCCGTTGATATTTCATCACCCTTCCGGATCCGCTTCATTTCAAGCAGATTCTTTGCAAACTCAATCTTCTGTGCTGACAGCAGTGTGAAGTCATTCAAATAATCAATGTAGCTGATATTTTCCTGCCTTCTGATGTCCACATATCCACCATATTTGTTGATAAGTGATTCAGTAATGACTTCCCAAGTCTTCTTGTAGTCATTGGAAGTCATTGAAACTGTTTCCCCGGCATCCGTCACAGTGACATTTCCCAATGTGAACTGACGATCTGCATCAACCTGTGCATTGTGTTCTGAAATAAGCTTCTGAAGGAATTCTGTGATGCTTCCGGTGAATTCATATGGCCTGATGACTGAATCAATCAGGAAGGCCATTTCCCCTTCACATTCCACATACTTTTCATTGTAGAATCCTATTTCATCATTCAGCACTCTTCCCCGGAACAACAAATAATCATCCTGATAGACAGTGATGATTGATTTCATCTTCCTGATGAATTCATATGTTGGATGATCCGGATAGATCGTGAATGTGAAGTATCCTGTTTTGTTCAGTTCCAAATCTACCTTCGGGGAAAAGATCTTGTATTCTTCCAAACGGTCATCATAAAGCAGGAATGAATCACAAAGTACCCGGTACATATCACAACCCCCTTTCGATGTATATGAAGGTTGCTGTGCCTGCTCCGTCTAATAGAATTGTATTTTCCCCATTTACCAACCGAACCGCAGGAAGGTCATATCTGCCTTCAGAAAGCGAATAGAAATTTGATCCGAAGGTCAGATCCACTTCCCCGGTGATGTCTATTGTCGGCATCACACTTCTTTTGCTGTTCGTGAGAATGACCGTTTTCGGACCGTTCACCGGTGCTGTCACTACCGTTTCAGATAGCTTTGTTTTGTACGGATCACAATCGCAATCAATTGTCAACTTTCCGATATTCTTATCAGCTTTCCATTCTGACACACTGATTCGCCCGGTATAATACCACTCCGGATCATCATCAAGAACGATCTGCATCTTCTGTCCATGCAAGGCATCCTGTATATGTGAAAACTGATCCATGAAATCAGACTGCGGAACAATGCTTGAAAACTCAAAGGACAGATTCCGATTGTTATATTTAACTTCTCCGAAAACTTCCGTTAAATCAAGAACACCATCACCGCCCGGAATCTCAATGGTTTCCGTTTTTGGTGATGGTGTTCCAATTGTCTTTTGTGAAAGGATAAGGGAAAAATCACGGTATGAATGAAAATCCCCAAAATTTACACCTTTCATATAACCTGCCTTTCTTTGCAGTTTAGCAAGTTATCTTTTGTTTTATTCCGTTACTGCTTCCCATCCCTGCGGATATTCAGAAGGCTTCCAAACATTGTTGTCAATCAAGGAACGATATACAACATCATCTTCGGTGCAACAATCCCCTGTGCCATAAGGACTTGTGGAAATTGCCACATACGGAAGTGCGTGTTTCGGATCCTGTGACCACTTGAATCCCCACTGTGCAGGCAAATCTTCCGGTTCCGCTGTGAATACAGTGCTGTCATACGGCTGCAACAGCTTCACAACTCTGCCCTGCGGAGAACGACACACAAAACCCACCGGACGATCAAGCATATTGCACTTTGCACATGCTGCATAGAAAGAAGGAATGAAACCATATTCTTCATACAGTTCGGTTCCGGTCATACTCTCTGCTTTCTCCTGCAATTCCTCTGCAACTTTTCTTCCATACTTTCGCATGGTGTCTAACACAAAATCTTTGCTTGTCATACCTCATTCACCCCTTCCTCGATTGCGAGTGCCATTTCATCCCACACGTTACTGTCGGAAGACGGTGTTTCGGGTTCCGGTGTCGGAATCTCCGGAATCTCTCTCGGAGTAAACTCCACAACCTCAGTTCCGTCCTCATTCAGTACAATGTCACAGAACCCTTTCGTTTCAAGAATATCTGCAACCATATCATCGGGAACAACCGCATAATCTTCATACGGATTTTCACTCCATGCGGAATTAGTCTGAATGTCCCTCACCGCATACTCTCCCGTAGTTCCCTTGGAAATAACACAGAAAGGATTTACCCTCTGCGGAATTTCAACGATTTCTTCCTCAATCGGAGTTTCGATATTTTCTAAGATTTCGCTCATGGTATGCTCCTTTCTTATAACAGCTCATAATAATAGCTTCCGCCACTAGCATTAAACAGTTCCGATGTTGTAGCCATATACAAATTTCCTCCACCATCTCTCGTCCAATACGCATCTGAGCCAGTAACTACCACACCACCCTTTCTTCCGATATATCCGCTTTCTGTTACGATTGCAAAATCTTCCGAACTAACCCTTCTAACCATGATACAGTTACCAACTCCACCGACTTTTACAGTTCTTGCCGTAGCACTACCATTTCCAGTGTAAGTGCCAGTAGGCTTGTTGCCAGTGTGGAGAAGGTCACTTACTACACCACCTGTACTCATAAATGCAGGGTTGTTGATTGCAGAAAAGCCCAAATAACCCATATCGCCAACCGTACTCTTATACTGAACGTAATTTACTCCATGTGTTGGATTTGTATTGTTTAAGGTTAATGTTGCCGCTTGTGCAGTCTTGACTTCCATTGTCGCACTATTAACAAGCGGTAAGTAGTTCGCAAGGTCAACCGCTATTCCTAACCTCTGCCAATATGCTGTGTTGCTGTCCGATGGTGTCTGCCCGGTGCAAGCCTGCTTGCATACCCACGATGCCCCGGAATGGTTTACAATATCAAGCATTGCGTATGTAGTGGATGC